TTTAATGGGTTTTATTGGTTCATTAAGTTTTTGAATTTCTGTAATGTTAGGATTTACTCGAACCTTTAATAATTTATTGGATGCTAATTTGTTTTTAAATAAATCCATATTAAATCCTTTTTGTCTGTCATCAATCATTACAATAGATTGTGGCGGTTGAATAGTTCCAGGTTGGTTTATTATTGAAGGGGGTTCAGGAATAATTATGTCAACCAAAGTATGTTTTTTAATATTTGGTTTAATTTTTAATGTCTCTAAATAATTAATCATACCTTATATAAAACACATATATAAAACTTTTAACACCTTTTAACATTTAATTCGGTTAATTATCATTATGTATAAATAATGATAATTAATAATACTATTGTGTTGACATCCATTAAAAATCCTAAATATATTATTCAATATAATCTTCTAAATTTTCGGTAATAAATGTAATTGCTTCATTACACGCGATTTGCTCTGCTTTTCTTTTTATTTTGTGTTGTCCTTCGCCCATAAATAAAAATATTTTTCCGTTTGTGTTAACATACTCGTGGATATGTTTAAATGTTTTGATTTGATTAATGTTTATTGCTTCCATATAATTTAAATTATAAACTGGTTGTCCCAAACATAAATAAACGCCCATTTTATAACCAACATCAGGGTCGTGGTTTATTTCAAGATAATGGGGTGTAACTTTAAACTCTTTTTGAATTTTAACTTGTAAAATATTCTTATAATTATCATCATTTTGAATTAATGCTATCCAATCAATATGTGTTTCAAATATATTTTCTACGAATTTTTGGGCAATTTGAAACCCAGGACCAGTAACGAATACATTTGTAAACCAAGCATCTTCATCCTTAATATTTATTTTGTTGAAATCCAAAAATAGAGCACCTAAAAAGGATTCGAATAAACACCCTAATTTTTTTAAGTTAGTCCTGATTTTTTTTTCTTCAGCATGTTTCGATAAAACTAACCATTTATTTAAATGCATTTCCATTGCGATTTTTCCGATAGCCTCGTTTTTAACAATTGCGATTTTCTTCTCTGTCATAAACCCTTCATTTTCTTTAGGAAACCTTCTATAAAGGTAATATTTGGTAATTAATTCTAAAACACCGTCTCCCAAAAATTCTAGTCGTTCATTAGATTTAGTGCTTAATTTCATACAATCCGGTGGTTTCTCAACGATAGTTATATTTTGTTGTATATTTTCAAAACTTGAACGCTTTGTGTAAGACCTATGAATAAACGCGCGTTTATATAATGCGAGGTTGTTAACAATTGGAGGAACTCCGTATTTAGTAAGAATAGATTGAACTTCGCTCAATGTAATCTCGACATTTAAATTGTTATATGGGTTAAAAATAAGTCCATCGTCACATTTAATAATATCATCTTCATAATTTAAATTAATCATTAAGTATTTACAGTTTTACTCTTTATATTATTTAAGTTATTAGATTTAGAATGATATTTTAATTTTTCAAAAATATAATATTTTAATATTATATAATATGGTTTATATGTCTGGTAGTAAAAACGCGAGATATTCCGCATCAATTTGTAACAGAACTAACGTTTGTGGAGGAATCAAAAAAGCAGGTATTGCTTCTAGAATCGGTCTTTTTATGCAATCTAATCCAAATTTGATTGGAGCACCTCAATCATTGCCTAAAACTTGTGATGTTAGCAAGACAATTCAAACTCAAAAATATGGTTATCGCGCTGTTCATGGAGGTAATATGGGTTAAATATTATTAACCAATATTCATATCACGCAATAATATCACGCAATAATATCACACAAATTTAATTTAGGTGATATTAATATTTTAATATGATGGTTGTTCTGCCAAAAACATATTACTAAACCCTCCAATTTTTAAAACAGAATATCCCAAACCCTTTAGAAAATCTGTTAGGTCAGTATTTATATTATTCATTTCAAATAATATCTTTGGATAATTCGATTTTTTAAGGGTATTTTGAGAAAATAATAATGCGTTTAATTCGTTGTCCTCAATATCTATCTTAATAAACCCGATATTATCAATGTTAAAACTATCTAGGGTTCTAATATTTATTTCTTCTGTTTGTAAAATATTGGATGTGTTGACAATTGACGACCCTCCGCCATCTAAACTACATATATTTAATATTTGTTTTCCAACTTGGTTTTCAGACCCTAAACCGATATTAATACATTCAATATTTTTAATGTTAGATAACGCAACGCTTCCACATAGTGAATAGAATGACATTTTTTGTGGTTCGAATGCGTATACTGTTTTACAATGGTCTGATAAACTAATAGAGTATGTTCCTGAATGTGCTCCTATATCTAAGAAATTTTTATATTTTACACATAGTTGCTTACACCATTCAATCAAGTTTTTTTCAAATAGACCGTGGTCTATATAATAAGTTATGTTATTTTTTGGTAATATGTAAACTTTTTTATTGGTTAAAGCAATAACTTGATTTGTTTTATCACATCCGGTATCTGAAGTAATTTCTTTGGTTAATATAAAATAATCGCACATTATATTTGTATTTCATATATCTTTAAATACTTATTTATTACCAAGATAATAAATGTAAACAATATTGTTATCAATTTACCCCCGTATTACTAATCAACTACTCTAGAGACGCGCTCAGGTGGGTTAATATATATTATCATTAAATAATTTAATAACATTTTATTAAATTATTATTATTACCTGGAATGTTTATTAAAGTCGATTATAGAGAACACGAATTATTAACAAAGATTAATTTATTAATTCCTTCAAATCCCAGTTTTAAAGAAATTCAAGTAAAAACCGAAAATTTGGATTTAGGTGATATTATTATTTCAAATAATGAGGAGGATTTATTAATCATCGAGAGAAAAAGTATAAGTGATTTAATCAGTAGTATAAAAGATGGTAGATACGAAGAACAATCATTCAGATTAGACGGATTAACCCATCATAAACATAACATAATATATTTAATAGAAGGAGATATAAACAAAATCAATAAGTTTCAAGATAATAATGTCGACAAGTTAATGGTTTATTCCGCAATTTTGTCTTTAAATTATTACAAGGGGTTTTCAGTTTTAAGAACATTATCTATTGAAGAAACCGCGCTTTTTATTTGTAATAGCACACATAAAATGACTAAAGAAGATATTAAGGGAACTAAAACACCCTATTATTCCAACGTTTCTGAAATAAAAGAGGTTGATGAGACCTCCCCTAAAAATTATATTAATGTTATAAAAAAAACTAAAAAAGATAATATTACAATCAATAATATTGATGAAATTATGTTGTCGCAAATTCCTGGTGTTAGTTCAGCAATCGCTATAGTTATTATGAATAAATTTGAGACACTACAAAATTTATTAAATAAATTAAATGAAGACTCGACGTGTTTACAAAACTTGACTTATACCAATTCCAAAAACCAAATACGCAAATTAAATAAAACTTCTACCGAAAATATAGTAAAGTTTTTGTTAAAAAAATGAATAATATTTTAATACAATATAATATAAAATGAAAGGAACACATTTTCAAATTTTTTTAGGGATGTTATTCATACTATTTATAATTTATATTCTGTTAAAATTTACGACAACCGTAGAAGGATTAGAAACATTGACACCAATATCGTCTGGAGAAGGCGGAGTTGCTGGAAATGCGGATTCATACGCATCCACAATAAAATCAAATACTATTAAACAACAAGATACTTTTTTAATTAGTAAATATCGTAAAAGTTACGAAACAGTCATATTAAATTTAGACGATTTAATTAATAATCTAATGTTACAAACAACCTTAAATATTGATAGTAACGGTAAAATCGAAAAAGTATTGGAAAGTTTTAAAACCTTAAATACTTTATCCGAATCGAAAAAGGCTTTAAATCAAGTTATGCAATTTGTGGATAGTCAAAAATAATTAAGGTGTATATAGTTTCACCTCGTTACCCGCATAAACACCCTGATCAACTAACGATTGAGTATACTCCGCACCACCCCAATTGTCATCCATCGGGTCTGGACTATAAAGCATATTTTCGGTTTGTTGGTGAATTGTATCTAAAGGCGTGCTGGTTCCAACATAATATGAGGATGCGTCAAATGCTGGATAAGAGTTCTTATTATATGGATGGTCGCTTTGGGTTGCGTCGACAAGTAGAGTTGGATTTGGATT